ATGAGCTTTAAAATGGGATTACGGATTAGCGCTCTTGGCTGCCAAACCTAGCCCCTTGCGAATGGTTGCCCTTTTTTATTCAGGGAGATACCTCTTTTATAAATTACCCCAACCAAACCAAACCAATTAGTTTAGGCGATTGGTTTATCCTTATCCCTTTATTAGTATTTAACTTTAAGTTTATTATTGCTATTGGGATTCGTATAGCAAGCGCATAGCAGGCGCATAACAAATGGTATACCAAAGTATTGGATTCGTAATGCTTACCCTTTCGCAATATTAAATTAAAATTTAAACCTAAAAGAAAAAATACTTTACCTGGTAAATAACAAATTAAATTATTATGTTTTGGCTGCCAAAATGTAATTAAGTTTGCTCCCCATTATATAGGGTAGGAGTTAATCCCTTATTTGCATCACCAATTAGAGTGCCTTTTAAGGTGGATTTATTATGTTAAAAAAACTTCACAATTTGTTAATCTTTTTGTTTTTTTTTAAGACTAGATAGGTTATAATTATTTATGCGAAGAGATAGCGAAATAAAAACATTAACCAATAAGGAGTCAAATATGCAGATAGAAGAAACAGTTATAGCAAATGAAATTTTAATTTGGAAACACGCCGATGCAAAATCTTTAGGGATTATTAATCCTTGGAGAGTTACATATTATGAATACAATGCTAATGGAAAGGAAATTAAATGTATGCCTTTATCAGAATGCAAAACACAAAAAGAATCCCTTAAAGCAGTTAAGAGATTTAAAAATTTATTTCCAACATTTAAAAGATTTCCAATTAAAGTTAGAATACAAAGAGGTAATTAAATGATAATGCAAAAAACAAATATTAAAATTATCAGAGGTACTAAAAAGTGGACGCGATTTATGAGTTGCGTCCGCGACTTTAAAAATGATATGAAACAAGGAGCGATTATCAGATTTGAGGGCAAAACTAAAAACTCAATTATTGTAGAACTACCATCTAAATCTTTAAATATAGATGGACAAATAATTAAAACAAAAAGTATAAAATTTTTAGTAATTAATTTAGTACAAAAAAGTTCTCATATTCTTGGAGCAACACAAGTAGAGCCAATTTTATATTTTCAAAGTTTTGAATTAAAAGATAGGCATTTTATGTGGAATAGATTTAAAAGAGAATTACCAAAGTTTAATGTTACTAAAAGAAAATTTAAAAAAGCAATTAAGGAAGTTTAAGAATTGAATTTAAGAAATAATATAATTTTTATTGCTGGGCTTATTATTAAGCCTAGTAATAAGCATTATAAAATGTTTACCGACTATGCGGTTCATAGAAATAAAATAAGGAGTCAATAATGAAAACATATAAATGGGAGAGCAGTAGTATTACTATTAAATCTTCTAGTGAAGAATTAATTAAGCATAGTTTATTAAATGGGTATACAGTGTCCATAAAAATTAGTAAGCAATGTTATAATCAAACAGTATTTAAATGGATTAAAGAAGATTCGCGTTATGCCATTATATTAGATAATAGTTCTAATTTTAATACTATTATGGGTTATTTACATCAATTAGGATTTGGAGCAGATTGTGAGAGCGAAAGATATTATGGCATAGCAATAGTAATTATAACTAATAAGAAGTTAGGTCGCAAAGAATCTTGTGCAATTCAAATTAATAAGCAGAATCCTGATAAAGAAATTAATGTTATTCACGAAGGAGCGGATTTTCTTTATGATTGGGCAGTAAAAACTAATTTTGGTCAAAAGGAGATATAAAATGAAAGCGGATTACATTTATACAAAGAAAGATGGTTCAACCATTCACTGTTATGGTAAAGCAAGAAATTGTTTAACCGGCGAATCAGGAATGATTATTAGTTTAGATTATTCTACTAAATGGGCTTTATTAGATGTCACCAAATCCAAAGAATTAAAAGAGGTGGTTTTGGAGCATAGAGATTTTAATAGTAGATGGGAAGCCGAAGAATATAGAAATAATTATAAAGGCGATTCCAAGTTAGTTATTAGAAATATGGCTAACTGGGAGGGTGCTGAATATTATGGAGATTGCTTTACTTGGGATGGTTTAACCGAAGAAGAATTCCAGGAAGAATATGAAAGCGATTTGCCTAGACCTTATAATTGGAAGCAAATTTGTATTCATATTGAGAAATGGGAGAGCACCAAATCAATTAGACCATTAGTAACACAATTAGAGGAGTGCTAATTGTATTACTTTAAATATAATATTTTTAGTAGGGCATATTTAATTATATGCCCCTCTATAAGTATTATTCAATACTTAGGGGATATGCCCTTTCATATCAATATAATAAGGAGTCAAAGATGATAAACAAAGATATAATAAGTAATGAAGAAATAATTACTTCAAAGATTAAACAAGCAAGAATGTTATTAAATGATTTAAATAAATGTATAGAAATAATAGATATGCTAGATGATGGCAATTTACACGACCAGTTAATAGGTAAAGGGACTGCCACCACTAAAGCAGGTTATTTTATAAGTGATTTAGAAAGAGTCCACGGAGTTAAATATGAATAGTGTAACAAAAGAAATGAAAATCATTTTAAAAAATGAATTAGAGCAAAAAAGAATTATAGCGAAGCACAATGAGGCTTTAACCAATAAAGGCATAATGAAGCATAGTGATTTATTGGTGCGCATTGGGGGCGCAACTATAATATTTTTATTAGTAACTTTAATCATTGTTATAAAGGAGATATAAATGGCTTGTAAAAATAATGGAATGTTAACTACTTGGTCAGAATATTACCAAAAAGATATTTACTATCCTTGTGGAACTACTTTGCCCTCTGGGACAAATCTATGCGAAGATTGTTCTAAAAGAGAGAGGCAAGAAACTACACAATCTAGATTGCTTAATGAGCAATCTAGGTTATGGGGTGGTGGAGAATATTAGTATTTATTGTTGCCCTTTAAATAGGGCAATAACAAGTACTAAAAATACTTGATTTGATAACAATTAATAAGGAGTCAATATGAGAAAAAAAATAGTTAGTGCAGAAGATTATCTCTCCTATGTAAGCGAATGGGCTGATGATTTAATGCAGATTAAATATGGTAAGGAATATGAAAAATATGTTCTTTATGATGTAGATGGCAATACAAGTTATACACACGAAGGGCAAAATATCTTTAATGATATTTTAGAAAGTGTAGAGCAATGTATGGCTGCCAATAATATTGAAATGGAGATGATATGATAAAGGATAAAGCTTTTGAGCCAATACAAGCGGCGGTATTGGAATTAATGGAGGAACATAAAGAAGATTGGACAAAACCATTCACCGATGTAATGGCGAAGGAGATGCCCTATAATTATGTTACTAAAAAAAATTACCAAGGATTCAATGTATTTTGGTTGTCTATGGCTTGCCATTATAAAGGGTATGAAAATAATGAATGGGCTACCTGGAACCAATGGTTTGAGCTTGGTGGTGGTAAAAAAGAGAAAGTAGATGGTAAATGGAAGATTATAAAACCTTCTACTATTCAAGTTAAAGATAAAGAGAAAGCGACAAGAATTTATTTTTGGGAGCTTAAACAATATGAAGATAAAAATAATATTGATAGTAATGGCGACCCAGAAGTAAAAAGCAGATGGTTTTTAAAAGTCTGGAATGTCTTTAATATAAATCAAGTCAACGGTATTAAGGCAAAACCTAAAGTTAAAAAACCAATTAAGTTTAATGTTAATGATTTTAGTATGGTGCAAGATTATGTTGCTAATACTAAAGCGGAGATTAAAACTGGTGGCTCTGCTTACTATTCGCCTACCCTTGATTATATACAGATGCCAAAGATGGCAGCCTTTAATGATACTAAAACTTCTAATGCTGGAGAAAATTATTATAGCACTCTATTACACGAACTTGTCCATTGGACAGGGCATAAAGATAGATGTAATAGATTTAATAAGAAAGTAGATAGTTATTCAAAAGAATATGCGTTAGAAGAATTAGTCGCAGAAACTGGTTCGGCGATGCTCTGTGTATTGCTAGGGGTAACGAATAGTCCTAGACCAGACCACGCGCAATACTTAAACCATTGGAAGAATGTTATAAGAGATAATCCAAGAGCTATATATACTGCGTTTAGTCGCAGTAGTAAAGCGATACAATTTTTAGATGGTTTACAAAAGACTAAAAGAAAGGAAGTGGCTTAAAATGCCACTTCTTACAAATAGGTTTAACATTTTGTTAATTTATATTATAATTATAAAAAAATAAGGAGTTACTATGACACAATATAATATTACACCTATACAAGAAAAAATTATTGAGAGCTTGGTTGATGAGCATAATTGGCTCATTAATCGTTATCCCGATGATGATGAGAGATTCTCTGAAATTTATTTTGAAGCTGATAAAATGGCTGAAGAATTAAAAATGGATAGAGAAGAATTTTGGACAATTTTTTTTAATTAATAAGGAGTTATTATGAGTTTAACAACAGCAGAATTAGTAAAGGTGGTAGAACAGTTAAAAGATTATGTTTCTATCGCTAAAGAGAGAAATGATATTATTAATGACGATAAACCCTATCCAATAGAAAAGAGGATTGATTTGTTAAGAGTTAATAATAAAGCCAATACTATGATGCATATAATTATAGATTATTTAATTAATGTATTAGAGGAAGAAGATAGGTATTGGAATCAGCAGGCGGATTTACAAAAAGAAAGTGAGGTAAAAAATGAAATGTAATGATATTAATCCAGAAGCAATAGTGGCAGCCAAAGAAAGCGCATTGGCTTCAGTTCCTGATAAATATATAAAAGAGAAAGAAATGGTAAAAATGCAGATAGATGATAAAAATATTCCTGAAATGGATATGAAATATATTCAAGGCGGATTTGCTAGATTATATTTTGATATGGATTTATGGCTTTATAAACTTGTTACTTTTAAAAATGGAATAGAAAGTATACAAGAGATATTATCGCCTAGTAAAGCCATTAACACATTCAAGGAATTAAAGTAATGTTTATTTTAGTAGCAGTGTATGGGTCATTAATACTCTTATACTGCTACCTCTACTTACTTACAATATGAGGGTAGAATGAAAAAAATTATTAAATTTGAAACTAAAAAACAAGGTAGAGTAAATATGATTACCAGAGCAATTCAGGTAAAAGCAGATAAAAGTAAAATGAAGTTATTACCAATTATAACTCTATCTTTTTTTACTAAAAAGAAAGGCAAATAATGTTAGAAAGAAAATTTAAACAAGATGGACAAATATTAAGAAATAATAAACATCAATATATTTTTAAATCGCCAACTCTAGGCAATAAAGAAGCAGGCAGTATCTCAAGTGTAAGCACCATTGTTAAACTAGGGGATTCATTTATGGTAGGAGCTTATTCAGGCGCAAATCTATATCAAAGCTTTTTAGAGAAAAGAACAGATATAGATAAGGAAGAACTGATACATATTAAGAAAGATGCCTTTGCTCAATGGAGAGACCAAGCCACTATTGGCACAATAATACATAAATGGATAGAGGAATATCTATTGGGTAATATTGCTGAATATGGATATTATCAGGATGATGATTTATCCCCAGAGGGTAAAGAAAGAGCCGATAATATAAGAGCTATGCAAAGAGCTATGTATACTTATTTAATGAAGAATATTAAGAAGGTATATAAGACAGAGCATCTTATATATGACTATTCTATAATTCCTTATGCTGGACAGTTTGATTGCTGGATAGAACACGAAAGATACGGCGAATGTTTAGTAGATTGGAAGACAGTAACAAAAAGAAGTAATAAGGATGCTTTTCCTTATCAAACAGCAGGTTATATGATGGCTTTATGTAATGAATTAGATAAAAAGCCATTTAATAGATTGGTAATTGCTATAGATAAAGAGACTCACGAAGTAAAGGAATATCTCTATGATATAGCTAGTTACGAAAAGGATTTGCAGTTATGGAAGTTATATCTGCAGATATTTCAATCTTTAGAAGATATAAGAGAAAGACATAAAAAGATTGAAAATATTTGGAGTCAGTAAAATATATGGGGTTGTTTGCGTTAGTTGACTCCTTCCGCATTAATACAACCCCACCCATTAACCAAGGAGATAAATATGCAGATACAAGTTTTAAAAAATGAAGGACCAATAGAGCCGACAGCAGATAGAAAGGGCAGAGCATCGCATAAAATAACAACAACTAATAATATTATATTTTATGCCAGAAAAGATGTTGGGCAAAAGATAGAGCAAGATGCTTTATATGAGATAACTTCTTCGCCTGATAAACATAATAATAAATGGATAAACGAAGTAACACCTATAAAAGATATTAATGAGGATTTAAATAAAATAAAAGAGACTTTTTCTAACTCCTCTATAGATAAAGTTTATGAGGGTGGAGAACCTGTTAATAATAAACCGACTATGACACCTAAAGATTTTTTAATAGTCTTACAAAGTTGTGTTAATAGGCAAGCAGATTGGACTCCTACGCAGAAGTTAAAATTTATATTAGATAATTATTTTAATGGTGTGGCTGCCACTCATAAAGATTTAGATGATGGTAGTAGCTATTAATGTCCAATAGATATAAGAATAAAAAACATCTTGAATGGGTAGCATCGCTTGAGTGTTGTATAAAAGTTCATTATGAGAGATTGGAAATGGTAGGGATTACCCCTACCTCTCCAAGCTCTTGTAGTGATTTTAATGTTACTCAAGCACATCATTTATTAAAACCATTTTATTCGGCTAGAGGTATGGGTTTAAGAGCAGGAGATAAAGATGTTATACCTTTATGTGAAAAACATCATAGAGAGTTACATATGATGGGTAATGAGTTCGCCTTCTTTGAGAAGGTAGTTTTTAATCCAAGATTCGGACTAGCAACCGTAGAAAAGATTTGGAATTCTAGTCCATATAAAAAGGAGATAGAAAATGACAAAGCTAACGCAAAAAGAATTAGTACTAAAACATTTGGAAGAAAACGAAAAAATAAATCCACTAGAGGCACTTAATTTATATGGTAGTTTTAGATTAGGAGCTATTATTCATAAATTAAGACAAGAAGGATATGATATAGAAACTAAAATGAGGAACAATGGTGTTAAAAAAAATCATTTTGCTGAATACCATTTGATTGGAGAAAATAAATGATTAGTAGAGATTGGTTACTACATAAACCCTCTGGGCAATATATTTGTCCAGAGTGTTCTCATACTAGAAAAAAAAGTAAGGATAGATGTTTAACTATAACTAATAAAGATGATGTAGTTTTATATTATTGTCATCATTGTAATATTAAAGGAGGAGTCTTTTATGAAGAAAAGAAAACTAACAGACAATATAATACAATACGCAGAGGAACGAAAGATAAGCAAGAAAACTCTGGAGGATTTAAGAGTAGAAAGTGGTCCCGCCCAATTTGGTAACCAAACTTATGAGAGTATAGTATTTGGTTATTATAATTTAGAAGGCGAAAGAGTTAACTATAAGGCAAGAGCCATAAAAGAAAAACTCTTTAAACAAAAGAAGGACGGAGAGCAAAGATTTTATAATCTGGATAATGTTCTTAAATCAAATAATCTGGCAAATAATACTATATATATTGTTGAAGGCGAATTTGATGCTCTAGCTTTATATGAAGCAGGTTTTAGTTTAGATACAATATTATCCGTTCCTAATGGCGCCGTTTCTAGTCCCAATGATGAGCCACATCAAATGAGAAAATATAAATATGTATTAGATGCTTTAGACCAAGGATTAGATAAAGCAAATTGTATAGTTTTATTATTAGATAGCGATGATAGTGGATTAGCATTAAGACAAGATTTAGCTAGTATATTTGGATATGGTAAATGTAAATATTATGATTTTCCAAAAGATATAAAAGATGCTAACCAAGCTCTTATAACTTGGGGTAAAGAGGATTTTAGATGGCAAATAAATGAAGGATTAGTAGACTTTCCAATAGAAGGTGTATATGGACTTGATGATATACCAGACCCACCGAAAGTAAAATTATATAACCCTCATATGAAGGGATGGGATGAGAAATTTATGTTAGGTGTTGGTATGGTTTCTGTATTTACTGGTTATCCTGGACACGGAAAGACCTCATTTGCTATACAGCTATGGACTAATATAGCAAAAGAATATAACGGTATTATAGGTATGTTTAGTGGAGAGACCAGAGTAAAACCTTATGTTCGCCGAAATATTAGAACTTTTTATCATAAAAAATTAGAATGGAAGATGTCAGATGAAGAAAAAAAAGAAGCAGATAATTTTATACGAGAGCATTTTATATTTCTTAATCACCCTAATAATAGCCCTGACTTTGAATGGATGTGTGATAAAATACGCGATATGAAGGCAAGATTTGGAATTAATGCTTTTGTATTAGACCCTTGGAATAAATTAGAAATGCCTGATTTTATTAAAGGAAGTGAAACACAATGGATAGGTAAGAGTTTAGATTATCTAACATCATTAGCAAAATTATTAGATATTCATATAATGATATTGGCACACCCTAGTAAGCCAGATGCTAAAATGGGTAACTCTCCACCTAGTGCCTACTCTATTGCTGGCAGCGCCCATTGGAATAATAAACCTGACCATATTTTTAGTTTATGGAGAGATAAATTTGAAAATGATGACGGTTCTAGGAATACGGAAGCATTATTTACTATTTGTAAAACAAGGTATGAGGAACTAGGTTATCCGAGAATATTAAATGTTTATATGAATTTAGATAATGGTTGTTTTGAAGCTTTACATAAAAATTATCAGGAGGCTTAAATGGAATATATTATATTATATACTATAGTTTATACAATTATTGGTTTGCATAACTCTGGGGTATTATAATGAGTAAGTATATTATAAATTATAAAATGGAATTTAAAACTAGACCGACTAAATATGAGGTAGAAACTAAATTATTTAATTTATTAAGAGATGGTTTTAGCTTGAGGACTTTAGAAGAACAAGATGATTATGTTAAAGCAAAAGAAATAAGAGAAAAGAAAAATGCCTAGAAAAAAAGTAATACAAAAAGATGGTACAAGTAACCATTGGAAACGATTGATACACCACAAGTTGTGTAGCTTCTGTGATAATGTCGCAGCTCATTATCATAAATTTAAATTTTACTGCGAAGAATGTTATGAGAAATTAATTAAGAAAGGAAAAAAATGATACTAGAACAAATAATGAAGAAAAATAATATATCAAAAGCTCAATTAGCTAGAGATTTAGATATTTCTCAAGCTTATATAAGTATGATATTTAAAGACCAAAGAAGATTAAGTATGAATTTACTACAAAAGATAAGAAAAAAATATAACTTACCTTGGAATACAATAATGGAGGAGAAATGAAAGAAAAATTATTTTACTTCCCTTTTTATCCTGCTGATTGGTTAGCAGATACTTCTGTATTAACTTTAGAGGAGAAAGGGGCATATATAACCTTAATAGCGACAATGTACTTGCAAGAGGATTGTAGCTTATTTAAAAGGCATATACCTAATATATTGGGCATAACAGATAAAAAGAAATTTAAAAGATTATTTGATAATATAATGCCTATGCTAATAGATGATGGCGATAAGATTAGCCAAAAGAGAATTAGAGAAGTTAAAAAAAGAGTACAAGAGATAGTTGTTAAAAAGAGTGAAGCTGGTAAAGCTGGTGCAAGAGGTAGATGGGGAGAAAAAAAGCCAAAGGTTTATACGAATAAGAATATAGATAAATTTTCATCTATCTCAAGAGCTAGACAAATACTAAATGAAAATTAATCTTTTTCTATAATCCAGTTTTCTTTTTCTCTTTGATAATCTAAATATAATTGAGTGTCGGCAAAACCTCTGCCTTCACTCATACATATTAAAAAATACTTTGGCTCATATAATTTACAGGAAGTTTTATCTCCCTCTATAGGATGTGCTAAAACAAACTTAATCATAATGCCTAATGCTACACCTATAAAAGCTATAACAATAATAGTTATTAATCCATACTTTATATATTCAGCAATTTGTTGTTGTTGTTTTAGCTTTTTTGCTTTTGCTTCTTTAATAGCTTGTTTTTGTGCATCTATTCTTTTTTTTCTTTCTTGTAATATAAATTCCCAAGTTCCAGGTCCGAAGCGAAGGTTTACAAGATTGCGGACATCATTCAAATGCTCTCTGGCTAACTTTGCATCTATAATTTCTTGGGCTACTGTTCCAACTGCAAATGGGTCTGCTCCTGATTTATCTCTTGCTTTTATAACTTGTTGTTCACCAGTCATAGCTTTATCTATATGACCAATAATATCGCCTATATCATTACAGGTTTGTATATTTTGTTTAATAAAATCTACTGATTTTTTTACTAATGCTATGCCAGTTAATACGGCAGTTACTGGTTCAACCATTTTGCTTCTCAATGAACCTATCAAGTTTGTTTTCAATTCTTAACACTAATTCCTTG